ACAAGAATTAGATATAATTGATAAATCAATTTTCCAATCAATTTTATTACGTTCATTCCATATTTCATATGCTTCTTTAATATGTTGTTTTAATTCTTCATCATTTATTTTTTTAACTTTTTTAATATGTTCGTTAATTTTTGTAATATCTTTTTTAATTTTTGAATGTCCGTAATGAGTTGCTTGATGACATAATTTACATAAAGCAATTATTCTTATTAATTTCTGTGTTTTTGTTTCAAAATCAAAAATCCATCTTTCATGTGCTTCTAAAAATTTACTTCTTTTTGCTCCACAACATTCACATTTATTATTTGTTCTATTATAAATATGATTTCTAATAATATCCCAATCATTAGATGAAAAACAATATCTAACATTTTTAAAATATGAAGTTTTAGGAATCATATCTATATATAATTCATTTCCTCCAATTGTTCTATCTTCACCAATAATATTAACTTCATCTGGATATTTATCATATATAGAACATAATTCATTATTTTCATCATCACAATACCATCTTTTTAATTTTTTATCCCATTTTGCTCCATATTCTTTTGCTATATTCTTATCTTTATAAGGAATAATCAAATAAATCATATCATTATATATAAATATAATTTTATATATTAAAAAAATGATAACAAGATATTTGGAATTGTGTAATTCAGATATAAAATATATTATAGTTGGATTAATATCAGCAATTATAGCATCTTATAATGGTGTATATGTAAATCATTATACAAGTATTATAATACAAGGTGATTTTTCTGATAATTACATATATAATCTTTATATTTCAAGTTTTTTTATGATTATATTTACATCTATTCGTGGAGCATTTTTCACATATTCACAAAAAAAATTAAATAGTAAATTAAAATTAATGGTTTATGATAAAATTTTATATCAAAAACCAGAATTTTATGAAATAACACCTATTAGTGATTTAAATAATTATATATCAGAAGATACTCGTATTGTTGCTGATATAATTTCTTTAAATATAAATGTTATAACGAGGTCATTATTAAATATAATGATTACATTTTATTTAATATATGAAATATCATATAAATTATGTATTTTAATGATATTTTTGATAATTATAAATATATTAATAAGTTATATTTATGATAAAATTTATAAATATTATATGAATGGATTTGATGAACTTAATAAAAAGATTAATAATTTTTTATTTGAAACAATATCACATATATCTATATTAAAAACATTTGCTATTGAAGAAAAGAATAAAAATAAATATTTAGATTATAATAATGAATTATTAAAATATCAAATTTATGAAACTTATTTATATTCAATAAATGCTTTTATAAATTTCAATATGCCGACAACAACAATGATTATTATAATAGTTACTGCCAAATATCTTAATATTACAAATAATCTTATTACATTTATTCTTCATTTTAAATCAGTATTTGCGACAATAAAAGAATTAATAGATGTACAAAATGAAATTAGTAAATGTAATAAATCTTATAAAAGAGTTATAGATTTAATTGATAGTCCATTAATTATTAATGGTTCATATATTCCAAATAATTTTATACCTTCTATAAATTTAAATAATATTACATTTAAATATCAAAAAGCATCAACACCAATTTTAAATAATTTTAATTTAAATATAAATCCATATGATAAGATTGCTATAATTGGTTCTTCTGGAAGTGGTAAAAGTACGATTGCCAAACTTCTTTTAGGAATTATTAAAAATGATGAAGGTTCAATATTAATAAATGATATTAATATAAATACATATGATAATAAATGGTTAAAAAATAAGATTGGATATGTAGCACAAGAAACTATATTATTTAGTGATACTATTGCTAATAATATTTCATTTGGTTTAGATAATATTACAAATGAAGATATAGAAGAAGCAAGTAAATTAGCAAACGCACATGAATTCATATCAAAACTTCCTAATAAATATGATACGATAATGGAAGGAACAGAAATGGGATTATTATCAGGAGGACAAAAACAGAGAATATCAATAGCAAGAGCATTAATAAGAAAACCACAAATTATAATATTTGATGAGGCGACATCGGCACTAGATCCGGATTGTGAAGAAATAGTTCAAAAAACAATAAATGAATGTTTTAATAAAAATAAGGCAACGATGATAATAATTACACATAGAAAATCAACATTAGATTATGTTAATAAGATTTATAGATTAGAAAATTCTCAATTATTTCCTGTCAATAATTTCTAAATGAATTTCACATTCATCGCCAAATTCTTTTTTCATTAATTCATATAATTCTTTTGAATAATTAAAAAAACTACATGTATATAAATCAAGGGCAATTTTTCTTTCATCTACGAAAGTATGAATAGATAAATGACTTTCAGCAAGAACATAAACACCTGTATAACCATAAGGAGAAAATTGATGAGATGCTTTTGCTACAACTTTTAATTGAAATTGTTCTATAATTTTATCCATGATAGGAATGATAGTAGATGAGAATTTAAGTTTCTCATTATCAATAATATTAGAAATATCTAAAATTATATGTGTTCCTGTCATTTATTTTTATCATATATAAAAAATGATTAAATTATTCTTATATATATAATAATGTTATTGATAGGAGCACATATACCACGAGAAAAAAATTTATTAGAAATGATGAAGAATATAATAAAGGCAGATGGGAATTCGCTTCAAATATTTATATCCAATCCTAGAAGTATTCAAATTGGGGAGTATAATAAGAAATTTTTAGGAGATTCAGAAGATATACGTACATTTATAATAAAAAATAATTTTAGATTAGTTATTCATAGTCCTTATACGATTAATTTAGCGTCTAAATTAAATATAAATAAAAGATTAATAAATTTAGAGGATTGTTATTGGATTAAAATTATATTAAAAGAATTAGAAATAGCACATTTATTAGGTGCTGTTGGTTGTGTAGTTCATACAGGAAAATCGACAAAATTACCAATTAAAGAAGGATTAATAAATATGAGAATATGTATAGAATATATATTAAATGAGATAATAAAGAATAATTGGTCTTCTAAATTAATATTAGAAACTGCGTCAGGACAAGGAACGGAATTATTAAGTAATTATCAAGATTTCTTAAATTTCTATAATGATTTTGAAGATAAATATAAGGAAGTATTTAAGATATGTATTGATACATGTCATATATGGGCGAAGGGTTATGAATTAAATGAAATAATAGATATTACAATAAAAAATAATAATATAAATGATATTGCTATTATTCATATAAATAATAGTAAAAATCCCAAAGGAAGTCATTTAGATAGACATGAAATAATAAATCAAGGATTTATAAATACAAAAGATATATATAATTTTATAAAAGGGTTTAATGATATTAATAATAATATAATAATGATTTTAGAAACACCTACATTAAATTATAAATATGAGTTTTATCAAATTAAAAAACATTTATAAATAATAGATTAATAAATGCCTTTTACAAAAAAAGGTGAATGTATTAGACGTGTTATTAATAATAGTAGTAAAAGTGATTTTTATAAATTTGATAATAAAACATATAATGCTATAAAAATTAAAGAATTTTTAGAAAATAATTCTCCTAAATTATCTCATTTAATTAATAAAATCAAAGAATTAGATGATAATGATATGGAAAAATATGGAAAAAAATTTAAACATATTATATATAGTGATTATAGAAGTTCTATTGCTGGTATTAAATTAGTTGCGTCTGTATTTAAAGCATATGGAATGAATAATATATATAATGAAAAATTAAAAATAAATATTCCAGATAGTAATGATAATTTCGCATTATTATCATCAGTTGCTATATATAATAAACCATTTCCAGTAAAACTTCGTAATGAAATTATTAAAATATTTAATGAGAGACCTGATAATATTTATGGTGAAAAAATTAGATTTTTGTTAATCGATCAAGGATTTAAAGAAGGTATTGATTGTTATGATGTTAAATATATTCATATATTTGATGATTTAATTTCTCCTGCTGATCAAAAACAGGCAATAGGAAGAGGAACAAGATTTTGTGGGCAAAAAGGATTAGAATTTAATTCGGAAGTAGGATGGCCTTTACATGTATTTAAATATAAATTAAAATTAAATGAAAAATTACAGGAAAAATTTGAGGAAACTGATGCTTTTATGTTATTTATAAAGGAGGAAAAAATAGATATTAAGAAATTATTTTTTGCCGCCGAATTAGAAAATATTTGCCGTTTTGGTGCGGTTGATTATGAAATTAATAAAGCTATTCATGAATTTGGGAATGAAAAAGAAGATAATTTAGATAAGAAGGATATATTTGAAAAATTTGAAGGATTTGTTAATTTTAAGATTAAAGATATGTATGATTCATTTGACAATAAAAATAATGAAGATTTTGCTTTAATTAAAAAGGCATATAAAAATTTTGGTGGTATTGGTGGAATTATGAAGAAAAAACGTAAATTCATAGATATTAATAAAGTTAAATCAATTGGAATTAAATTAAAGAAAAAATTAGATTTTATTGAAATGAGAAAATATATTAGACGATATTTTAATCATTTAAAATGGAAAAATCTTGAATTTAAAAATGGATGTGTAAATAATGCTGATGCTGTTAAAAGTCGTTTTGCTACACTTAATAATAGTCAAAATTTTGTAAGTGAATATTTTAATTCTTCAAGTATATATAAAGGAATTCTTTTTTGGCATTCAGTTGGTACAGGTAAGACTTGTTCTGCTATTGCCACTGCTTCTAAATCATTTGAAAAAGATGGATATACTATAATATGGATTACAAGACATACATTAAAACCGGATATATGGAAAAATATGTATAATCTTATTTGTTCTTCTACGATAAAAGAAAAAATTGAAAATGGTGTTAATATTCCTGAAAATATGAATGGTAATTATCTTAAATATCTTGATAATAAATGGATAATGCCAATGTCTTATAAACAATTTTCAAATCTTGTAGCAGGTAAAAATGAATTTTATAAAGAGTTAGTTAAGAGAAATGGTAAAGATGACCCATTGAAAAAAACATTAATTATAATTGATGAAGCACATAAAATATTTGCGGAAGATACACCGGCAGCTGAAAAACCTAATATTAATTTACTTAAAAAATCGATATATAATTCATATAAGATTTCAAATAATGAAAGTTGTAAATTATTATTAATGACTGCTACACCATATACAAATGATCCGATACATTTATTTAAATTATTAAATCTTTTAAGAACTGATGATTATTTTCCTGAAAATTTTGATGAATTTAAAGAAATGTATTTAGATGATAATTATAAATTTAGAAAAGAAAATGGGGAACATAAAATATTTTTAGATAAAATTAGTGGATATATTTCTTATCTTAATCGTGAAAAAGATGCTAGACAATTTGCTTATCCTATTATTTATACAGAGGAAGTTATGATGAGTACTTCAAATAATCTTTTAAATTTTGATGCTTATAAAAATTTTATGGATAATATAGATAAATATATTGATATTGATATTGATAAAACAAAAGAACTTTTATCAGAACTTAAAGAAAAAATAAAAGAGGATAAAAAGAAATCGAAAACTGTGAATAATGATATTTCACAAGAAGAAGCAATTATACAATGTTTAAGTAATAAAAAGAATACTAATGATGATTTATCTAATAAGTTAAAAGAAATGAATGATTATACAAAAGAAATGACAAAGATTATTAAAGATAAGGAGAAGGAAATGAAAAAGGAGAAGAAAGAAAAAAAGGAGAAGAAAGAGAAAAAGGAGAAGAAAACAGATGATAATTTTGAAATAATTGATAAAACAGAAGATTTTATAGAATTTGAATTATATCAACAAATAGAAGCAATATATAGTAAATACGAACATAATAAAAAATTAGATAAAATAGGTATTAGAGTTCCTATTAAAGAATTTGATAATTTTGAATATATAGGTCAAGGTATTATAAATTATGGTTTAGATGATGCTATAATAATTAAAAATACAAAGAGGGAATGTATATTAGATGTAGAAGACCTTAGTTATACAATTACTTATAAAAAGGATAAAAAATATGTAATTTATATAATATCAACAACAGTTAAGGATGTTAAATATAATTTTAATATATTGAATGATAAAAAGGAGATGTTTATTGAGATTGAGATTGCTGAACAAATTAAGAAATTAGTATATAAATATGAAAAATTACAAAAATTGGAAAGTGTTGAGGTAAAGGGAAATATATTAGATTTTGATGATTTTAGAGACATTGGTGAAAGTATAATAGAAAATGGTTTAGAAGAAGGAGAAATAATAGAAAATACGGATATGAAATGTATTATAGATGTTAATAATATTAGATTTACAATAACTTATACAAAGGATGATAAATTTGTTATTTATAAAATTACACCTAAAATAAAATCATAAATTATTATTTTTTTTATAATTAAAAGATATGTCTTTAACAGCACTTTCACAAGCTTTTATTGTAGATCAATCTACTTTTAATGTCGGTTTAGGAACACCATTTACTCCCAATGTTCGTTTAACAATTAATAATGGTACTCCATTAACTTCATGGAAATCATTAATTGTTAAAAGTAATACAGGACATCATTTAACCGCAGGAACATATGAATATAATAATTGTAATAATCCATATATTGCTTCAATAGATAGATTGACGGATAATTTTAGAGAATTATATATAAATAATTTAGGGATTGATGTAAAAAATCAAATAGGAGATGTGATAATAGCTGGAAAGACTACAATAGGAAATAATTCGAATACGATAGAGAATAATTATATATTAGATGTATTTTCTAAGAATACAAATAATATAGCATTATTTAGAAATTCTAATTTAGAATTAAGATTTTCAGCAAATTCGAATATAAATATTTCTACAAATAATAATAATCTTAATATTAATTCGAGGACATATATTAGTGATTTTGTATCAATTAATTCTAATAATTTTATTCCTAATTCTAATGAAAAATTAATTGTTAATGGTATTTCTATTTTTAATAGTAATGTTATAATTAATGGTAGAATTGGTGGTAATTTTATTTTAGATTCAGACACTAGTTTTAGTGAAAGAAATAAACTACCAGCATCTTTTTTAAATGTCAGAGCTAATTCAGGATTAGCATCAAATGTTTTAAATCAAATATATGTTAATATTGATACTACGAGTGGATTAGTATTAAATAATAATGTTATTGGTCTTAATCCAATTATTCCTAATATACAGACTTATGGAAAAATTGTTATTGGTGATATTACAGCAGATACTGCTAATTATTCATTTTATACGAATAGTAATACTAAATTTAATAAAAATGTTATTATAGGAAGTAATCCTACATCAACTTCTATAAATTTAAATGATTATATATTAAATATAAATGGTAATATGGGAATTACTGGAAATATATTTAATGCTTCTGATAGTAATTTAAAGAAAAATATTGAAACATATCCTAATTCATTAGATAAAATATTAAAATGTAGAGGAGTTTTGTATGAATATAAGGATAATTTAAAAAAAAATATTGGTGTAATAGCACAAGAAATAGAAGAAATTATTCCAGAAATCGTTGAAACTACTTCAAATGGATTTAAAAATGTTAATTATATTGGTTTTATAGGAGTTATAATCGAAGCAATAAAAGAATTAAATAATAAAATAGATAATATTACTCAATAAAAA